AGAGAGGGGAGGAATAACAATGTGATTAGCATCACTATCTGCAGCAACTGAAACGAACGACACACCATCTTCAATAGTAACACCGGTATCAGTCGCAGTTACTGAGGTAGTGGTCACCTGTACTCCTTTAAGTCCAGACAAAATAGTTCCTGCACCCATTGATATTTCTCTTTTTAAATTCTCAATTAAGGCCTCTACTCTCGCGAGGCCAATTCTTTTACTTCCCATGTTTAAAACCCTCCATTTATAATCATGTCAAAAACATAATAGGAAAGACTACAATTGTAGCCTTACCCATAAGTAGTTTTGTCATACAGGAAAGCCCCCGTCAAAAAACGGAGGCTTTACACTGTACTTTCGCTATGATCTAGGATCAGCTAGTTGAACCAGCTTCTCCAATGATTCCACGACAGACAACTAATCCATACATATCTGGACGGACCATCTTCTTCGCATAGCGAGTCATGACTCCCTTACGGGGCACGAAATCTTCAGGTCCGAAGATTGTTGGTGTAGTTTGAAGTGGGACATATGGAGCATACACATAACCGCTTTCAAGGAAAGAGGTTCCGCGACGACCAACGAGGATCACACTGCGGAGGAAGTATGGATCGACATATACATCGAACTTCTTGCTGATTGCACCGACTCTAACCGCACCGGCAGAACCTCGCTCATCGTCAGCAGTGACGGAAGCACGGAAGCCAGCAGTGAACTCAAGGATGTTGGCAACTTCAGGTCCACAGACGATGAAGTTAGCACCACCACGAAGAGTCTTGCGGTGAATACGAGCAGAAACATCATTGATTGTTTCAATGAGGGTTTCATACCACTCGGAAACTGTACCGGTGAAGTCAGGGGCAGCCGAAGATGCACCAATTTCAGCACCAGTTTCGCGGTTGACGAACAAGCCGGGGGAGCGAGACCAGTACAAGGTACCAGCGGTTGCACCGACGACGAGATCTTCAAGGATTTCGCGATCAATTTCAAGAGCGATTTGCTCGGAAAGAATCGAAGTTAATTCAACTTCTGCATCAAGGTTGTGGTATGCATTGAGGTCTTGACCCAATTCAGGTGTCCACTTAGCCTTGAGCTTCTTGGTTTGAGCGGTAACAGCAAGAGAATCGACCTTGATGTTAATTTCAGGAATATCAACATTTCCTTCAAGACCGAATGTGTTAGCACCGATAACGGAACCAAGAGCAACCGAACCAGTAAGATTATCATTAATCGCAAAGCGAAGATCAAATCCGTTGGAGCCGGTAGCAATACCCATGAGTGAAGATGCAGTACCATCATCGAATGCAACTGCACCAGATGCTTGTGCAAGAACCATGGTGAGCTTGTAATCTGCTTCACCGGGCACATTGGTGGTAGAGCCAGACGAGAGACGAGTCAAACGACGGACAACTCTAAGAACACCAGCATTGGTGCTGTTAGTAACACCGTGAATGGTTGCCAAATCAGCATGAGCAAGTTGTCTTAATGCGGAAGAACCAGTCATTTCAACAACTGCAACCATCGAACCAGACAGATCTGGGTCGTAGCTACAAAGCTTATCAAGCTTGGTTTGCTCAGCGGTGCTCAAACCATCGTAATCATCACCACCGGGATCAGTTCCGTTAGCACCAACAGCACCCGAAGAGACGAGAACTAATTGATCAAACTTCACAAAGTGCGAACCAGTTGGCGATGCATAGCCGTTGTTAAGTCCGTAAGGACCAGCTTCTGCATTAAAGCCAGACAAGCTGACACCACCAGTGATTTGCGATCCAACAACTCCGCCACCATAGAACGAAGTGTCGGCTGCATATCCATCCTTCGCAGGGGTTGGACGGCTTCCATCAACAGTAAAGTCAAGGAAGAAAATGAGACCCGATGGGAGACTCATAGGTTGAACGGCGACGAGATCGTTGGCAATAAGGCCAGCGAAAACACGACGAACAATTGGGAAAGCTACAGCGGCGAAACCTTCAACATCGCCACCAGCCATGGAAGAACTCTCACGGAGCAATTCCTTTGCTTGGTTTTCAAGCAAGCGAGCCATGTTCTTGCGGGAGACCTCTTGGTCAAGTCCCTCAAGAAGTCCTGTCTTCTCCCACTTGGAAAGAAGAGCATGACCTTCAGCTCGCATATCACGATTGACAACACCTTCGGTCAATCTTTCGATAATGCTAGACATAATTAAATCACCTCCTTTTATATGTTATTTGTGTTATTTAATTCCAGCTAGTCTTCTCATACGATCCGAAAAAGGATCCTGAGAAGTTGCTTTGGTCTCTTTACGAGACGCGGTTAATACAGAAGACCTGTTACTAATTGCTTCGCTAAGTGATTGTGGGCTTCGCTTAGGCTTAGCCTCCACTGTGCTTTGAAGTGTTTCATAGATTGTTTTTGCTTCTGTGACAGAACCAGCACCGGAAATTGCTTCGACAATCTTATCTTTTTGTCGCTCATTTAAGGAGGAATTTCTTAATACACGGTTCGTATAAAGAAGTCTTGCATTGGAAAGGTTAACTTCATAGAGATTTTCTTTAAGTTGTTCCATAGCAGACTCATACTTCACCAACTCTTCTTTAAGGTTCTCATTACTTTCGAGAGCCTTTTCAAGTGCTTCGTTGGACTCATTAAGTTCTTCTTGCTCTTCTTCAAGTGTTGCTTCTTCTTCACTATCGGTTGAGGCTTCATGGGCGAGTTCTCTTTCTTTCTCGTCCTTAATCTGTGATGTGGGGCGGCCGGCCCAGCCAGACAAATCAAAGTTCATATCTGCGGTAAGCTTCTCCATTACAGAGTTAAACAAGGAATCCATGTCAACATCCTCATCTAAACCCTTTGATTGTTCAGCATCTGCTGCAGCCTTCGCTGCATCATCATCCACAGGATCAACATCAATTTCTTCATCTAATTCTTCTGTGGCGGACTCACTTACAATTTTAATCATTTGAGTTTTGTCACCGTTATGACCGATTGACATATCGCCGGGTCCATCATCAGTAATTTTATCAAACTTCTTTTCGGCCTCTGCACGACTCATCTCAGGGACGGCTTCATTTAAGTTTTCTTCTTCAATAGTTAAGTCAATTTCTTCGTCTAAGTCAGTAGCCAAGGCTTCAATTGCTTCCTGAAGGGCACCTAAATCCAAAGTAACTTCAACATCTTCTCCCTCAGATTGTAAGGAGTCAAGATTAATTCCTTCATTTTCACCTAATCCGTCAGTTGCTGCAAGTGGGACATCATCACTTTGATCTTCTACCACATCAGCACCATTAGCTCCGACTGCTTCTTCAGCAGGTTGAGTGTCCATGCCTAAATCTTCTTCTTGCTCTAATAAGCTTTCTAGTGTTTTCTTTACCTCATCGGCATACTTTTCAATAACAACAGATTCAGCATTTTTTAAAGCTGATTCGCGAAGTGCTTTTGCATCCACGATGGATTCGTTAAGAAGGTTAGACATGAATTTACTCCTAAATTGACAATAATTCAGAAATAAATAGTATTATTATGAACGGAAAGCAGTTTTTAATGGTCACAATTTATTATACATTGTAATATGAAAGAATTGACCAAGCAAAGCCACTCAAAAGCTCATGTCCGATAAGTTTGGCAGAATCACCCTGAGTAAGAGATAAAGTTTGTTGTCCATCAATAAATTGTTCTTGACCTGTTGAGCCTGTTACCGTAACTGCTCCTCCTCCAATATTTTTAATATAATATTGGATGCCTCTATTATTATGTGTTATGGTTGGCAATGTTGCAGTGCTAGTAGAACCGTTATTGAAAATAATAACATTGTCAGTATCAGCCACGGCATATGCACCAGCCGTCGGTCGAACTGTGTAACTTGCACGGGCAGAGCCGCTAAGAAGGAATGAGCCTGTAACTTCCAAAGTATTAGATGGATTACTTGTATTAATTCCAACTGTATTTTCAGAACCATCCACAAAAACCATATGTGTGTTAGAATTTGATTCTACACGGAAGTTAACAAGTGAATCCGATCCTTCATTTACTACAACTTCAGGCACAGCACCATTAATTCTCAAACCCTCTTAAATAGAGCCCGCATCGCTAGTTTTAAAAACTATGTGCTTGTTGGTTACATTATTTTGCAATAGTAAGTTATCTGAAGTATTGTACCCTATAAATCCTAAGCCGGTGCCGGCACTATTTGATAAAAAAAGATTGGGAGTATTGCTGATTAGAGCGACATCAGAACCAGTGATACCAAGTGATGCTGACAATTGTCCGGCAACAGTTAAGGCAGAGCCATCAAATGTGAGATTTGCTTCCGCATTTGCTTGTCCAGTACCGTCAGAGGTTATTACACGGTTAGCTGATTGATTGGTAACACTAGTAAGAGCCGGAGCGGTACCATTAGATGCAGCGGTTAATCTACCTTGTGCATCAACAGTTAAAGAAGTATATGTATAAGAACCTGCACTGACAGATGTATCATCAAGATTAACAGTTAAGGTATCTGTAGCGGCCGCTGTTGTTGATATGCCTGTACCACCAGCAATATCAACTGTATTGCCATCAGTAATTGACTGATTAGAGCCTGCATCTCCTTGAAGTGTCCAGCCTGACATGGAGCCTACACCTGTAAGTGCCGAACCATCCCCGTGAAATGTTGAACCAGAAAACAATGAACCGGTGACTTCACCGGCAAAAACACTTCTAGTGTTTCCGATGTCTAACTGGGCTGTCCCACCAGTTTTGAGCTTTATGGAGTCATTCTCAAAGTCAATTTGTGTTTCATCAGGATCACCCTCAAATTGAATGTCTCCTGAGTGTTGTGGTCCTTTGTTGTTATTGTATGCCATGTTGTGTGGTTCCTTTGTTTATAAATAGGAATCAAGTTCCCTTGGTACCAATTATGTACCAGTTTTCACCATCAGATTGAAAAGTTCTTGATGAGTAGTTCATTTTAATCTCTGTTCTGTTGTTGAGATCAATCCTGCTATCTTCACAAGTAACTGCTACCTTGTTAGCTGTTAGTTTTATTTTACCTGAGTCTGCTTTCTTGACAACAATCACTCTTCCAGTATTATTTTGAGCCGGCGGTAATTTAACATTGACATGATTTTTCTGTGCATCACAAATGATTGTATAATCAGAATTATCAACATTGTATTCTTTGTCAGTAATTTTTGTTATATTGTAATGGACTGCACCTTGACAAAGCATTTTAGCTTTACTGACCACAGTTGTGGAATCAAGTGTACCCTCAAGGTTTAAAGTATTTGTTTGACCGTTAAATGTTAAATTATCAGAAGACTCAAAGTTTCTTTTACCTTTGAATTGAATTGTTCCGGGTGTTCCGGTTGGATATGGTACTCTTGTTCTGACATAAGACTCATACAAGTTCGCTAAAGTTGTATTTCTAGTTGTACCTCTAGAAACATCAGCAACTATAATCACATCGTTATCACTTAAGTTTTGTCCTTCTGTATTGATCGACTCAAGTTTAGTTGGGTCGATAGACACTTTATTTGATTTGATTGTTATTCCAGAATTTAAAGCCAGCGAAAGGCCCACACCCTGCTCATCAAGCACTAGACCATTGCTTGTTTTTAATTGTAGATTTCCTCGTAAGTTTTGTAATCCAAGGCCATGATTTAAAAAATTAGCATCTATTGGGCCAGTAAATGCATTGTTAGGAATATCTTTCAAGTATATCCCCGACCCTATAAATGTTTTAGCTGATAAAGTATTAGCTGAAAGTGTTTCAGTATCTGTATCGTATTTTAAATTGTGATGTGTTCTTGCACCGTGCTCTTTATCACAAACTATTAGGCCATTGTTTACATTGCCTTTAATGCTTTTAATTGCAACATCTTTCATTGTGGCACAAGGACTTTGAGCATCTGTATCCCAGAAAATACTAGCACTAACGGTATTCTTAAATACCTTTACACCGTCAATTTCTTGATCACCGTGCTGATCTACTGAACCCTGTACATTACCTTTTAAAACATTATATGCCATTTTTTATCCTCTCAACCATAAATAGATGAACTTATCGTTTTGTCTTGTATTATGTAGGCTCCAAAGTTACTGAAATGTTCGGGGAAATAATACATTTTATGCTTTTCAGCGATTTCTTTTACTATTATTTTCATCTCATCAGAATTACCTGTCACAATTTTTATTGGAGTTTCGTTTAGAATCATAAATTCTTCTACCAAATATCTTGCTTCTACATGTGTTTTGCCGTGCAAATCTAAAACCTTCATATAATAAGTAGTATAAAAAAAGGATGCCCCCACAAGGGAGACATCCAAAAGATTCAACAAAGTTGAAAAAGGTTGATTACACAATCTC